TTGCGCTCCCTTGCCATCCTCAAGGTGCAAAAACGTTGATGTAGCCGTATCATAACCATCGCACGTCTAGCACCTGTTTTTTCTTCCTCAAGAAGTTTAAGGACTTCTTCTTCATTCATACCTGCCAATACCTCGTTTAAACTTCTCCAACTTAATTTCATCGTAACGCCTCTATTGCAATTTCAGATAATGTGCATTTTTCTTGTAATACCGAATAAATGCGTTCGTCTATAGTGTTTTCAGTCATTAATATATAGCACCACACTTCACGTTTTTGACCACTCCGATGTATACGCCCAATTGCTTGTTCATAAAGCTCCCGTGACCACGGCAACGATAAGAACACAATCTTATTGCCGTGATGCTGAAGATTCAAGCCATGCCCTGCGCTTTTAGGGTGCGCCAACAACAACTCAATCTGCCCTGTATTCCAACGCTCAACAGCATTATCATCATCTAATGTCTGCGCGTAAGGGTATCTCCGTTTAAGTTCTTCGAGTTCTTCCTTGTAGGTGTAAAAAATCATTGTACAGTCTCTTTGATTTTCTGCAAGCAATTCTTCTAATCTGTCGAATTTATGGCTAGAAAACCATATTGATTGTGTGGAAGTGTTAAACTTACCTGGAGACTTACTAGGCGTAGAAGTCGTGTGATATACAAACCCAGAACTCATTTGCTGAAGCTTACCTGTTACTACAGCCAAATTAGTTGCAATCGCAGTTGCACTGGGAAACGCTACCACTAAGTCCTTCTTCATAGTATTATAATGCTCCATGTCCATCTTGCACTTAATCTCAACCATGTGCAAAGGTGGCATCAGATCAGCGTAATCACCTGCATCCAACAGATAGGTAGCAGGTTTGATAGTTTTCATAATCTTAGGTAAGGAATCAGGACGTGCAGCCCATTCACCATAATCACGATTCATCAGAACAAAATATTGTTGTAGGAAAGCGTTTTTGCTTCTGCCTAGCAATGATTGGTCTACTACTTTACATTGTCCAAACACATCTTCTAAACCATTGCTAGTGAATGATCCGGTCAAGCCCCAACGTATCTTGAACAGGTCTATCACTTTGAACAATGCTTTAAAACGTGATCCAGATGGGTTTTTCAAACGTGTCAGCTCGTCAAAAACAATACCGTCAAAGCCTTGAAGCAAGTCAGGACGTTCACGGCATAACCATAGCAAATTATCGTAATTCGTTACGACAATATCTGAACACGATAAAAATGCCCCCACTCTAATTTTTGTTAGCCCTACTGCTACTTTAATCGTTAATTTAGGCGACCATTTTAAGCCCTCCTGCCTCCAAACATCTGTACACACACGTTTAGGTGCAAGCACTAGAAAACGCTTAACATGCCCGTCCTGAATCATCGCCTGCATAGCTGTTAGAGTGATGGCCGTCTTGCCAGCACCAACAGGTGCAAGGATCATTGCTCGATCACGGCTGTACAAGAAATCAGCAGCTTCATCCTGATAAGGTCTTAAAACCATTGGTTTCTCCAATTTAAATAAGCTTCACAAGGAGTGCGTCCATATCCTGCAATTTCGTAAGGCCCTCCACATACCCAAAATCGTCCTACTCGTTTAATTTTTGGTTTCATAACTACGCTCGTTAGCTTTAAAAACGTTTTTCTTACGTTGTTTATTAGTTGTCTTATTAGCCATATAATTATTTAATAAAGTGCATCCAAGGGCTTGGTGAAAATCCGAATGTAGCCACTCGTTCATCACCATCAATATATCCAGCAAGTTTCCAACCGATAAGTAGTCTAATGCACTTATCAGGATGGCTTTTGTATTGCCTTATGTAGTAATATTTAAACGCTATTAATTTTTTGCCTCGGTACAGTTTTGCTACTGATAGTCCAGACTTACCTGATCCCGGCACGTTGGGTGCGCCATTGCCGACACCATCATCGCCTGAGTCTACTAAGATTTCTTTTAAAGGATTGTATCTCACGCTCAAAACTTTATATGAGAAATAATACAACTTGTTTCTCCACAGCCATGCAGTTCTGTTGCGCCAACGTTGGTACTTATTCTTAACAGGAATAAAAGGCGCATAAAGTGTTTTAAACCCTTCATCACCATCGATGGGATTGTCCTGTGTCTGAAAATAATACAACCATTTTGGCAACCAACCTTCCTCATTTGCAAACAAAGCTACAAATGGCGCTAAAGGTAAAGATAGTAGGTTTGTTACTAAGTTTATAATCAGTAATATGAACCATTTAATGTAAATCATTATTTTTTCCCCCTTCTTTCTAACATTGAATCAGCTTGACCATAAGCAATCAAAGCAATATCGTCTTCAGCCCATTTAGCATCTTTATCTGAAGACAATAACCCCTGCATAGCCATTCCAGCAAAATGGTCACGGAGTGCTTCTTCTCTATTTTTAAGGAAAGCATTTTGATTTTGTAGCCACATTATTTGTTGCTTAAGATCATTTATTTCTTTACTCATTCCCAACCTCCAATGCCGTGATGTTTTTCAGCGAATAGCTCTGTAACTTTACAATATTTATAAACTCGTTCCATTGGTTTAACCGTATGAAACTCTTTGATAGGCTCATTATTAAAATGGGTTTCTACCATCCAAGCCACAGGCTCTTGCTCAGGTTTTGGATGAGTATATAGCGGTATTACTTCAAACATATCTTTATTATACAAATCTGGAAAATAACTTACTTGTGTTCTGTAACCTGTTTCTTTATTGATAACTATCCACGCTTCAGGTTGTTGCTCAATGCTCATAGTAATTGTCCCTAAAGTCAATAAAAAGGTCACATTCAAGTTGGTTCAGTTCTTTCTTGAAGTCGCCATGCCACATGAAATCTTTTGTATCTACTTCAATAGATAGATAACGTGAGCAGTTTTCTTTTTTGTCGCAGTTGCTTCCTAAGCATCTGGCATTTTCATGAGGTAGCGGATATTTCATTTTCTTCACAATATTCTCCAAGTTCAATGTAATCCCCAACATGGGGTGGTGCTTCACCTAATGCTTTACGGTAATAGTCTTGCAATGCCATTCCTTCCCAGCCATCATGCCAGCCAGTTGGTACTGGTTTAGTTTCTTGTTTTACATTAGATAACGAGCTTACCGCTGTGCCTGTAACTTTTGATATACTGGCTAAGGTGTAGCCTCTGCTATAAAGCACTTGCAATATGAGGGCGTAGTCTACATCCCTAGCCATTGTTAATCCGCCTATCTAATTGTTTACGTCTTAATTCATCACAATACAACTCCATGTCTTTACTTCGGTGCATGAATTGGACAATTTGCGCTGCCATTCCAGTTAATTTGATCGGGGGACGTTTATACATGAACGCGCAGACTTCTCTGATATATGGAAGCCAATCCATGATCTCAGATCGGTTGTATAGAATTGATCCGTCAATATGGGTGGCGACATGCTTAGGCATACAATAGCGAGGGTCTTTCACGATCTTATCGAGCATCAATGCTTTAATACCGATTAAAGCCATTATTTCTTTCTTGGTGATGCTTTTTTGAGGTACTGGAGGAAGAATTGAAGTTTCCGCTATGCGTTTTTTTAATTTATCCGCTTTGCGTTTCAACATAACTCGTTCGTGTATGGCTTTTTTGTTCTTATGGTAATACTCAAGGCATCTTTTTCGTTGTGCTTCACGTTGTAGGTCGTTCATTGTATTCAAGCTCCAAGATTAGTTCACAGTAGTGTATGATTTTCTTTATATCTTCTGCGCCATTCTTGCTTCGATGGCGCGTAATGTACTTTATTATGTTACCTTCCATAAACGGTAGTTTGTTAGCGTGTATGTAAGTAACGGGTTGGATCGGTAATAAGTAGTGCTTACCCCCAACCATCTTTTTGTCGGGCATTGGATAACTCCATAAGTTTATTGGTGGAAAAGTTAATTCCGGCCAGATCACATCATGACTTCCTTAAAAGCTCGTGTTCTGGCTGAAGATACAGTTAGACCTAACAACCTTCTATATCGGCTTACCAGATAATCAAATTCGTCTTCCTGTTTCTCAGTCGGACGTTTAAGCCCTCCTTTTACAACTTGTGCATACAACCAGTCTATGTCTTGATCTATTTCCATTTTGTTACCCATAAGTTAATGATGGCCAGCGGAAGCATGACCGTTAAAATTACTAAACATATAATCAATCTAATTAAATATGTAATCCCAAACATTCTATTGCCCAATTATCAATCTGTTCTATTGTCCAAAGACACGCATAGTTTTGGTTAAGCCTTATCATTTCTAGTGCAAATAGTTTTTGTAATTCTGATAATCTACCCCCTTTTGTTTTAAGTTCCACAAACCAGCACGAACCATCTGACATGCAAGCAATCCTATCTGATGCCCCTCTATGTGCAGGTGAAGTGAATTTATACGTCTTTCCTCCATGAGTTTCAACTATCCATTTAAAATATTTTTCAATGTCACGTTCTAGCATATTGATCTCTCGTTTAGTGAGGTTATAGCTTATCACTGTAAAAAACATTTGTACAATATATTTTTTTGTGAAATAATAGATTCACTTTAAACGAAACGGAAATATATTAAATGAGTTATTGTCTAGGCGCTTTACACGGTAAACCCCTTTATGTAGGAAGTATTATTGAGCATGACGATTGGGGATTAATGATGGTTCGAGGGGTTGCGTATGAATTTAACGGATTATATGCGTGTCATGATGATCCTTACTATTTGTTTTTTCATTTAGAAGATCAAGTAGCTCATGCGGCTAAAATGGCTTGGCCTGATAGAATTGTCGATCCTATAGAATGTTTTAACTCTGAATTTGGGGTTTAATCATAATGGCACACAGTAAAATAGTCGGTGGTTCTACTGCCAAACGTGTTATCAACTGCCCAGGCTCAGTCAAGCTGTGCAATGAAGCACCTGAAAAGCCTTCCAGCTCTTACGCTGATGAAGGCACGCTTCTCCATAACACCATTGCTGAATACTTAGGTATTGGTACAAAACCTGTAGTTGGGGATCAATATGAAGATGTTATACTGACGCAAGATTTAATTGATGAAAAAATCAATGTCGCACTGGGGTTACTAGATGAAGTTGATCCAGAAAATGAAATGGTTTATGAAGTCGAAGTTGAAGTTAATTTCGGTGATTTCATGCCTGATGTATTTGGCAGCTGCGATCTGCTTGGTCGTGTACGTGATCGTGCTATTGTCTTGGATTGGAAGTTTGGCAATGGCGTTATCGTAGAAGCAAAAGAAAATGAGCAGTTGATGTTTTACGCTGCTGCTGCAATGCGTACTGAACATGCAAAATGGGCTTTTAAAGACGTAAAAGAAGTCGAGCTAATCATTATCCAGCCTCCAATGATTAAACGCTGGGTGACAACTGTAGAACGCATTAAAGCGTTTGAACAGCAATTACTGAGCGCAGTCAAAGCATCACAAAGACTTGATGCACCGCTCAGGGAAGGTAGCCATTGTAAATGGTGTGCGGCAAAGCCTACTTGTCCTTTAATGACGGGTGCAGTTGAACGCGCATTAAAAGTGAAGATTGATGCTATTGACATCCCTACTATTGATGCTTACCTTCAGAACGCTGAGATTTTAGAAGAATGGATAAAAGACTTGCGAGCTTTAGCATTTACTATGCTAGAATCTGGTACTGATTTACCGAATTACAAACTGGTTGCCAAAAGGTCAACCCGTAAATGGTCAGACGAAGTTGAGGCTAAGAAAGCCTTGCTTGCAACTGGCTTAACAGAATCTGATGTGATGGAAGCATCGTTTATCTCTCCTGCTCAGGCTGAAAAGAAGCTCAAGAAGCTTAAACAGCCTTTACCAGAAGGATCAACCGTTTCTATTTCATCGGGTAACACAATGGCACATGTAGACGATCCTCGTCCTGCTGTGCTGTTAATCGGGCAACAGTTGTCTGCTGCTCTTACTAAACTTCAATAAGGTACAATATTATGTCAAACTTAGTAGCGTTTTCTGGTTCTAATCTTCCTTCTGTTACTTCACTCTCTACTGCACTTCGTTCTTTGGAAACTGAAGTTGGTGGTAACAATGGTTCTGCTATCCTTAAAATGGATCGCACAGGTCATTGGGTGTTTGGTGCAGGTGAATCTGAAGTTGAATCAGACTCTACATGGGCGGTTAATCCGTTCTCTTTTGTTCACGGTTTTATCTGCTGGGGTGAAGGTGAAGTTTTAGGTGAAAAGATGGTAAGTATTACATCTCCATTACCTGAACTTGATGCTGCGCCTGCTGGTGGTAAGCGTGGATGGGAAACTCAAGTCGGCATGAGCTTAAAATGCTTGTCCGGTGAAGATAAAGGCTTGGAAGTTCGTTACTCAACCACTTCAGTTGGTGGTAAACGTTCAGTACAGACTCTTGCAGTTGCTATTGCAGCGCAAGTAGATGCCGATCAAGATAAACCTGTTCCAGTTATCAACCTGAAGAAAGAATTTTACCAACACAAAGCGTACGGTAAGATTTATACTCCAGTGTTTGAAGTTGTTGAATGGGTTGGTTTAGATGGTGAAGCTTCTGCTGAAGCAGATGAAGCACCTGAAGAATCAGGCAGACGTAGACGTTCAGTCTAAGTAAGGAGAAGCCCCGAAAGGGGCTTTTTTTAGCTATGCTATTTATAGATTTCGAAACAAAGAGCGCCTGTGACTTAAAGAAGCATGGGGTTTACAATTACGCGCAAGACAGAAGCACTGAAGTGTTGTGCATGTCTTATGCTTTTGATGATGAAGATGTCCAAACTTGGACACCAGATCAACCATTCCCTGAACGTGTCAGAAACTTTAAAGGTCAGATAAGGGCGCATAACGCGGCATTTGAACGTTTGATTTTTTGGTATGTGTTAGGCATTAACTTCGAGTTGGAGCAGTTCTATTGCACCGCTACACAAGCTAGGGCTAATTGCTTGCCTGGAAGTCTTGAAGATATCGGACGGGCGATGTCAGCCAAGATGAAGAAAGATCATCGAGGTAAGCAGTTAATCCGTCAATGTTGCGTACCTCCGTACAATACTGCGTTGTTGCCTGAACTGATCCATTATTGTGAGCAAGACGTTCGGGCAATGCGTGAAGTTAGTTTGGCACTTCGTCAACTATCTGATGATGAACTGCTTGACTATCACATGAATGAGCGCATCAATGATAAAGGACTGCTGATTGATGTGCCATTATGCCGTGCCGCTATCGGCTACGCTACGGCTGAATTGGAGGATATTCAAACGTTAGTCAAAGATATTACAGGCATCGCTTCTGCACGTTCGCCTAAGTTAAAAGAATGGGTAGCAGATCGAATTGATCCTGAACTGATGATGGTGGATGAGAAGTTATCTTTGAACAAAGCGACTCGGACTGCTTTACTGCAAATGGATTTACCTGATGAAGTGCTGGACGTTGTTCAGTGTATTGATGACATCAGTGCATCATCAGTTGCTAAGTTTAAACGCATGTCGGAGCTGGCTGATATTGAAGATGGCCGCGTTCGTGGTGCGTTTGTCTTTAATGGCGGTTCTGCTACGGGTAGAGCCAGTTCGTACGGTGTACAGCTTCAAAACATGGCTAGAATCTGCGCTAAAGACCCTGTCGCTGTGCGTTCAGCTATGATGGCAGGTGATGATCTTGGTGCGTTTGGCAATCGTGTTACAGATGTCTTAAAAGGCATGATTAGACCTGCTATTATCCCTGCTAAAGGTAATGTTTTAGTTGTGGCTGATTGGGCAGGTATTGAAGCGAGATGTAATCCGTGGTTATCTAATCACGCAGCATCGGAAGCAAAGCTTGACATCTTCCGATCCGGTGGCGATGTGTATGTCGAGAACGCTAAGTCTACTTTCAATGTTAAAGAAGTCACTAAAGATCAGCGTTTCATCGGTAAAGTTCAGGAGTTGGCCTTAGGATATTCGGGTGGAGCTGGTGCGTTTGCATCAATGGCGAGGATTTACGGACTTGAGATGCCTGAACACCAAATCAAGCGCATGATTAATGGTTGGCGCGTGGCAAATCCGTGGTGCATACCTTACGGCCAAGATTTGGAACGCGCTTACATGAGCGCCATGCGTCACAAGGGGCATGAGTTCTCGGCTGGGCGTGTGACTTATCTTTTTGATGGCAATCACCTCTGGTATATTTTACCGTCAGGTCGTATACTCTGTTACCCATTCGCTCGATTAGAAGATGGCGCTGTTACTTATCTTAAGGCAGCGTTCAAACCTGCCTCTGATGCTGAGGAATGGCCTCGCGCTAGACTGTGGCAAGGTATTGCACAAGAAAACTGCGCTCAAGCAACCGCTAATGATCTACTAAGATACTCGCTACGCCAATTAGATAACGTTATCGCGCATATCCATGATGAAATTGTGGTTGAATGTGCTATTGATGACGCTGAAGAAACAACAAAAAGAATGATATCGGTGATGTGTACTCCTCCAGTTTGGGCTGAAGGAATACCATTAGATGTCGAGATTGCAACTATGACTAGATATGGAAAATAATATGAAATTTATAGATTACTTGGTTAGTATAGCACCTGAAGGGGAAACTGTCCTCTTTGTAAAACAAATTCCTAAACCTGATTTATTCCATAAAGATGGCGCACAACAATGCGCTTGGCCAGCTTACCTTCCAACTAAGTATGATAAAAAAGGTGCGTGGTACTGTAACACCGCCAGTTTTATCATTAATCGTTTTAAAGATGGCAAACCAAGTGCTTCTGCAACCAACTGTGAGTTAGTAGCGTTCCTTGTGTTAGATGATGTCGGTACAAAGTCTAAAACACCTGAGATTGCACCTACTTGGATCATGGAAACGTCGCCTAACAATTACCAATACGGCTACACGTTCAGCCTTGACGATCAACCAACAAAAGGGGATTTCAGTGCAGCTATTAAAGCGATTGCTGATGCAGGGTATACAGATGGGGGCGCTATTAACCCCGTTCGTAATTTCAGGCTTCCTGATTCTGTCAATCTTAAGCCTGATCGCGACAATTTTAAATCTAAGTTAGTGTCGTTTGATCCGGCATTAGAGTTTACTTTACCGCAGATATGCACCGCGTTAGGTGTTACACCTGCAGAAGCCGACACCGCAACTGTTAAACGTATCGATCTGATTGACGATGGCAAAGATGACGTGTTGACATGGCTTGTTGAGCGTGGGGACGTGATCGAGGGCGCTAATGGTGAAGGCTGGGTTGGCGTGACTTGCATCAACGCTTTAGCGCACTCGGACGGTAACCCTATGGCGCGTTATCAGCCTTTGAACCGTTCGTACATGTGCTTTCACGAGTCTTGCCAGCACTTAGATAGTAAAACTTACCTTGAATGGGTGCAGGCCGAAGGTGGCCCGAAACATCATCACGGCTTGCGTGATGAATTATTAGCAACCGTTATGAATGAAACATTAGCAAAACTTGAGCCATCAGACATGTTCAGCCATGATGCAGATGATATAGTTGCAGCAGTCGAGCGCAAAGAGCTTGGACGGCTTGAAAAAAAAGATTGGTTTAAACGGTTTGCCTACAATCAGGCAGACGAGTCATATTTTGACTTACAAGCAAGACGTGAAGTAAGCCGATCAACTTTTAATGCTTTGTTTAGACATATCGAGTGCAAATCGATTCACAATGGGCGCAAGATAGAAGCATCGGTTTGCTTTGATGAAAATAGACATGCATCAGGCGCACATGCGCTTGTCGGGATTACCTACGCTGCGGGCGATTCCATGTTGACTACTCTTGACGGTGATTTGTACGGCAATCGTTGGCGAGATGCACGCCCTGATGTTAAGGGTAAAGCTGGAAACGTTACTGCATGGCTAGATCATTGCAAGACATTAGTGCCAAACCATGACGAATTAGAGCATATTTTTAACGTGATGGCTTATAAAGTACAAAACCCTAATGTCAAGATTAACCATGCGATTCTACATGGTGGCGATCAAGGGCTGGGTAAAGATACTATGTACGCCCCTTTTATTTGGGCGGTATGTGGAACACATTTGAAAAATAGGGGTTATATCGATAACGATTCTATGGCCAGCCAGTTCGGGTACGCTTTAGAATGTGAGATCCTGATCCTGAATGAGCTGAAAGAAACAGACGCACGCGAAAGACGCGCGCTTGCTAACAAGTTAAAACCGATCATAGCTGCACCACCTGAGACATTGTCGATTAATCGTAAAGGACTGCACCCCTATGACATGGTTAATCGATTGTTTGTTCTTGCCTTCTCTAACGATCCAGTGCCGATTCAACTAGAATCGCAAGATAGGCGTTGGTTCTGTGTTTGGTCACATGCGCCCCGCATGAACTATGATGAAGCACAAAAAATGTGGGCATGGTTCAAAACTGGTGGTGGATATGAAGCAATCGCTAGTTGGCTTTATGCGCGTGACGTGTCAAAGTTTAACCCGAGTGCAGCGCCCATGATGACCGAATTTAAACTAAATTTGATCGAACAAGGCATGAGTAGTGCTGAGAGTTATCTAGTCGATTTAATGCGCCTCAGAGTCGGTGAATTTGCAAATGGTGTGATTGCATCGCCTTTTCACGCGATATGCGACCGGATAGCTAATAGTGCGCCAGGTAATATTAAGATACCACAGCCAGCGTTTTTACATGCTCTTAAAGAAGCCGGTTGGATAGATAAAGGCCGGATTGCGTCAAGGGATTACACAAGCGCAAAGCATATCTTTTGTGCGCCTGATCCTGATATTGATTCGTTAAGCAAATCGGAATTAAGGCGTATGGTTGAGCCTGATGCAATTAAAAAATTGGCTCTAGTTAAGTGATTACAGGCGCGATAATTGACAAGGTATACTTTGGTATAGGTAAACAATTATCACGCCTTAAAACGTAAATTTATAAAACGTTAGGCAATAAAAAAGGGCCGGTTAAGGCCCTTTTTTTATTCTGATAGAGTTAAGGCTATCAACTCTATCAGAACTACTGTTACAAGCGCGACTATCATTTGACGGCCTCGCTTACCCTATTTGTTGGCAATTCTACTAATTCATAGATTCTGGAATTGTTAGCGCCTTCTTTGTCGATGATTATAAAATCACCACTTCTTGTTTTATGAATCTTGTAACTTGGTGTGCTATCTACCATACATAACGCGCCAATAAAGATTATTAAAATTAAAGCTGCAGCGACATAGTTTAAATTTTTCATTTTATATTATCCTAAGTTAAATATTATTAGTTGAAAACGCTGCTTTTTTGGCGCTTGTACCATGAGCAATAAAACCGATGCTAAATGATCGATCATTTTTAGCGCACAACATGCAATCAATACATCTTGTTTCGTCATTTGTTTGTGCTGGGCAAATAACCACTTTGTTACCCGCTGCAGTATAAGATACTTTAGGCGCGTTTATTGGCATAATGACAGCTACAGGCGCGATATTGAGTGCAAGTAGATTATCCACTTCGTTTATATGATTAGCGCTTAGATTAATCGTAAAACCGACGTTATTGGCTGCTTGTATAGCCAATCTATTATTGATATTAGTTAACACATTGTAATGCGTATAAGTGAACGCGCGTAATTTACGCTTTTTTGTTGTAGCTGCTAAACGTGCCAATTTTGGCGCGTCAATCTGGCCATTTTCACCTGGTAAGTCGCCGGCCTGATTATGACGATATTCTGAATTAATTGGCAATGCTTGCACTTGCAAAAGGAAATCATCAAAAGAAACGCCGCGTTCCCCATTTGTTACCTTTTGCCAGTGTAAATTTAACGGGCCATTGCCCGCATAACAGCCTTTTTCTTTTATTGGGCAATCATCGGGGCAAGTAGACTTGGAACTGGTAGACACTGCGATCGGGCCAGTTTTAGCATTGCTCGATACTTTAGTTAAGTGATATTTTGACATTATAGGGCCTCATTCAAAAAGTCTATAAATTGAGTAGGTTTACAATCGCATAAACTAGAATGTTTTAACCCGTCAATTGTTAAGTATTGAACCCATGTTTTATAAGCTTTATAACTTACTGTATGGCCGTTATAAATACCGTTCCAATATACCCAAGCATTTTTATTGCTTTTTCTTAAAGTGTTTAAGTGTTTTATCAATTCTACTTTAGTCATTTTAGTTTACCTTTATTAAAAGGCCGCCTAATGACGGCCTTGATTGATTTACATTAAATAATTTAAAACATTTTCTGCTAATGCTATAAATAATATCGCAATTCCAAACAGTATTATTTGATTCATTTTATTAGCTCTATAGTTATATTAGATGTGTAAATACTAGCTTTAAAACTAATTTTAGAATCTAGCAACAATCTTAAATCTAGTTTTAACTCTGATAATCTAGCTTGTTCGCTTGCTATATCTTTTTTGTATCTAGCACGTTCCAAAGTTACACCATTATCATATAACCCTGATACTTTAAAACCGCGTAATTTAGCAATAGTTGTTAATAGTGAATCTTGATTAATTAGTAAGTTTTCCATTTTAGTGTTCTCTTTTTGTTCTCTACCAAGCGGAATTGCTTGGCCTGATTTGAAATATACACCTTTTTTATCTTTTGTAAAGTAATCTTTTACATTTATTAACGTGTTAGTAATGTTAGTTGAATGTTAGCTATAAAATTCAACAAGATTGCATACGTTCCAGCCTAGACCTAGCGGGGCTTTGAGCTATTTGTTTATAATGTTAGTTATTATTTTATATTAATAAAGAAATAATAATAATAATAATAACCATAATAATATTGTGGGAAATAAATATACGGAATGTCGACCGCCACCAATTTTTTTTGCATGATTACATTGCTAACATTGCTAACATTTTATAAAACTGCTTAATTGTTAGTAATGTTAGCTAATGTTTTTTAATAGCTAACATTGCTAACATATAAAGGCCGACATTAAGGCGATTGTAAGCACTCAATTATTATTGATAGCTAACATAGCTAACATAGCTAACACGTTCCAAGTAATGGCCTTGCCCTTGCCCTTGCCCTTGCCCTTGCCCTTGCCCTTGCCCTTGCCCTTGCCCTTGCCCTTAATAATCTTTTTATTTGTAAGGTTATAGGGGGGGGCGTTAAATAAATCGACATGTCGCAGTGGGGGGTTACCTGCGTGAGCGGTGGCGGGGCTATATATGTAAATCTTTTGCATTTTTAGATAGGGGGGGCATTCACATAAATCTTTTGCATTTTCAGTTTTCTGTTACAAAAGTGATTTTCAATTTTTTTTTGAAAAAAATTTAGAAGGTCAAAGATTGTTTTACATTACAATGTGTGATACTATCTTTATATATAACTACCCACAACTGGTGATTTATGATTTCATTCCCCTATTCCCCACGCGAACTCCAAGCTACAGAGGCGCGGTTATCCCAAATATATGAAGCTGCCAAGCTTGGCTTAAAAGGTGATAAGCTGGCGCTTGCCTCTGGCATGTTGCCCTCCGAATATCGCCAACTCTGTCAGCTAGACCCTACTGTTGAACTGGCCGCCTTGAAGGGCGCTGCTGATGCAGAAGTGGAAGCGTCAACTCAGTTGAGAGATGCTGCACGGAATGGCGATTCCAAAGCAGCTCTGGCTATCTTGCAACACTCTCATGGTTGGGCTACTGCTAAGGAGTCAACAAGAGTAGCGGTTGGTTTGACTAACGCTGATGGATCAGCTATGAATTTAGTGATAGGTTGGGAAGAATGAAGGTTACGCTTCCTTATAAACCTAGAGAAGTATTCAAACCGCTACACAATCGAAAGGAACGCTGGGCGGTTGTGGTGGCGCATAGACGCGCAGGGAAGTCTGTGTCGTGCATCAATGAATTGATACGCGCTGCCTGTCAGGATGTGTCGGGTGATGGACGTTATGGCTACATTTGTCCTTACTACTCTCAAGCCAAACAGGTGATCTGGGATTACTGTAAGACATTTACCAAACCGATACCTAATATAAAGGTAAATGAATCGGAATTGCGGTTGGACTTTCCTAATGGTTCTCGATTGCAGTTGTTCGGTGCGGATAATCCTGACAGATTACGAGGTTTATATTTTGATGGCATCATCGCGGATGAATATGGTGACTGGAAATCCTCCGTGTGGGCGTATGTTATCCGTCCGGCATTGGCTGATCGAAAAGGTTGGGCGATCATCATCGGTACGCCTAAAGGAAAGAACGCTTTTTATGAGCGTTATGAGCAGGGTAAGACTGATCCTAATTGCTTTACCTTGATATTGAAGGCTTCGGAGTCGGGATTGCTAGACGCAGAGGAGTTAGCCGAGCTTAAGAACGAATTGAGTGAGGATGCATGGCTACAGGAAATGGAGTGTAACTTTGATGCAGCAATACCGGGGGCGATATACGGTAAGGAAATGTATGAATTGGCTGAATCTGGGCGCGTGAAGCCTTGTTATGACCGTTCGTTAAAGACTTATGCAGCTCTCGACTTAGGGTGGAGTGACGATACTGCAATATGGTGGTATCAGGTAGTGGGGAGAGAGCTTCGGGTAATCGATTGCTATTCAAATTCAGGTATGCCTATCAGTCATTATGACGAGATATTAAAAGGAAGAGGCTACGATTACGGAGAATGGCTATATTTACCCCACGATGCTAAGGCAAAAAGTTTACAAACAGGCAGGTCTATTGAAGAACAGTTCAGATCGCTAGGTTGGCGACCAAGAATCGTGCCAAGTGTTAGTCTGATGGATGGAATTCAAGCAGCACGTCTGACTTTAGCGGATTGTTGGTTCGATCCTAAGTGTAAAGAAGGCATGGAAGCCCTCACACAGTATCAACGTGAGTATAATCTGGATAAAAAGATATTCAATGACCGTCCAAAGCATGATTGGACTTCTCATTATGCGGACGGATTTAGATATGTAGCTTTAGCGTGGCGTGAACAGCGTCCAGAGCCAAAAATAAAGAAACCTAAGTATTGGCAGGAGCAAACATTGAACGAATTATGGGAATCTAGCACAAAACCATTTAGAAAACGAATATAAGTATTGCTTTTAGTAGAAAAACGGTATAATCAACCAAACCCTTTTAAATGAGCGGCACGATGGCAAAAGAATCAGCAGATAAATCAGCACAGCCGTGGCACGATGAATTGTCACGCTACAATCAAACGTTTAAGAAGTGGACTGAGCGTGGCGAAAAGGTCATCAAGCGGTATCGCGATGAACGAAAAGACGTTGAGCAAGCTGATGCACGATTTAATATCTTTTGGTCTAACATTCAGACGTTAAAGCCAGCTATTTATGCTAAACCGCCTAATCCTGAAGTATCAAGACGCTTTGACGATCAGAATGATGTTGCTCGTGTTGCTTCTAACATCTTAGAACGTGTCTTATCCTATGAAATTACTCAATATCCTGATTTTCACGCTTCTATTTCTAATGTGGTTGATGATAGATTGTTACCAGGGCGTGGTGTGGCTTGGTTACGATATGAACCGATCATTGAATCAGTTGATGCAGAACCTCAGATTACTAATTACCAAGAGGTAGGTGGGGATGAATATGCTCCCACAGGTGAATCGTTAGAAGAAAATGGCTTGGCAGGTGAACAACCTGCCCAATATGAGCGCATTACTTCTGAAACTACACCTGTTGATTACGTTTATTGGCAAGATTTCGCCCATCTACCAGCGAGAACTTGGGAAGAGGTAACTTGGGTAGCTAGACGAGTTTATATGTCGCTAGAGGAAGGAGAAGAGCGATTTGGTGAGGTATTTAATCAAGTCCCTTTGACTCATTCACCTGATCGACAAGATGGCGAGAAAGAATCAACTCAATCATTAAAGAAAGCTGAAGTTTGGGAAATTTGGTGCAAAGCAACTAAATGTGTCTACTGGGTGGCGAACAATTATGACGTTATCCTTGACCATCGTGAAGACCCATTAGGATTATGTGATTTCTTCCCATGTCCAAAACCTTACTTTGCTACTACCACTTCAGGTTCGCTTGTTCCTATTGCTGATTTCTTACTATATCAAGATCAAGCAGATGAAATTGACGACCTAACAGGCAGAATCAAGCATCTTACCAAAGCCATGAAGGTTATGGGTATTTATGCGGCTGACGAACCAGCTATTGAACGTCTGATGAAGGAAGGCAATGATGGCGTTCTGATCCCTGTTAAGAACTGGGCGGCATTTGTTGAAAAAGGAGGCCTTCAAGGTGCAGTTCAATTCATGCCGTTGCGTGATGTGGCACAAGCCTTGCAACAGTTGTATCAAGCTCGTGAATCATGTAAGCAAATCATCTATGAAACAACTGGTTTGTCCGATATTATGCGTGGAGCTTCTGTTGCATCAGAAACTGCTACTGCACAACAAATTAAATCACAGTTTGCTTCATTACGTTTGAATAGTATGAAAGATGACATGAGCCGATTTGCTCGTGACATTTTGAGAATGAAGTCTGAAATCATTTGTTCTAAATACCAACCTGAAACATTGATTCAAATGTCAGGTATTAACTTCACACCTGATGCTCAGTTTATTGAGCCAGCTATTCAGATGTTGAAGAACGAATCAATGCGTAATTTTAACATTGACATCGAAACTGATACATTAGTTCAAATAGATCAGCAAGCTGAAAAACAAAGTAGAATTGAATTCTTAACTTCAGCCAGTACATTTTTAGAGAAAGTCCTTCCAATGGGACAACAAGCACCTGAGTTAGTTCCATTATTAGGTGAAATGTTATTATTTGGAATTAGAGGCTTTAAAATAGGTCGAACTATTGAAGGTACATTTGAACAATTTATTGCACAGATGAATCAGCAAGAAAAAGCTAAAGCCGCTCAACCTCCACAGCCTCCTCCCCCAACACCTGAAATGATTAGAGCGCAAGCTGAATCTCAAAATGCACAGGCTAAGATTCAATTAGAACAACAAACTACTCAAGCTAAAATGCAGTTGGAACAAGCTAAATTGCAAACAGAACAGCAATTAGAAGCACAAAAACTTCAATTTGAGCAATGGAAAGCTCAACTTGATGCAGATACTCGCGTAATGATTGCTGAAATGAGCAGTAAAACCAGTTTGAAACAGTCATCAATGACTATAAATGCTGCTCGCGATCAAGAAGGTATTTTAGAGCTTAACGATAATGGTGACGAGCAACCAAACAGTGCTTTAGCTGGATTGATCGAGGCAGTTAATCAAAACTATGCACAGATGATTCAAATGTCAACTATGCAGAATGAAGTTATGCTACAAAAGCAAGCTGAAATGGTGGCTAATCTGTCACGTCCTAAACAAATAGTCCGCGGTGCGGATGGTAAGATAATTGGAGTTCAATAAATGGCCACTTTTACAAAATATACTTCTGGATCAGAAGCTTTAGTTGAAGGTATTAATGCTGGGTCAGATGTATGGAAAGTAGCGTTGGCGCTAACAGTCAATGTAGCTGATACTACATTTACTCCTGGAACTACTGATTTAGCTACTGGTGCAGGATATACGCAAGGTGGAAACACCTGTTCTACAACTTCTAGTTCAAATACCGCAGGGGTTTATAAATTAGTATTAGCCAGTCCTACATTATGGACAGCCTCAGGTGCAGGGTTTACATTTAGATATGCAATTCTATGGGATTCAACTACCAGTACACCTGTAGGGTATTGGGATTATGGATCAAACGTAGTTATGAATGGTACTAATGGGGATACATTTACAATTACCTTAGACGCTACTAATGGCGTGTTCTCGGTAACTTAATATGGCTTTAGTATTTGCGGATTTAGTACGGGAAACTACCAATACTATAGGTACAGGCACGCTTACCTTAACTGGAGCGGTAACTAACTACCAATCTTTTGCGGCTATAGGCGATGGAAATACTACCTATTACAGAATTATAAGTGGAGCTGACTCAGAAGTAGGCATAGGTACTTATACTTCAGCAGGCACTACATTAAGTCGTACTACAGTATTGTATTCCTCTGCTGGCGGTACAACTAAAATTACAGTAGCAGCAGGCGCAACAGTTATTTGTACCTATCCTGCTAAAAAGGTAGTTATTCTTGATGCCTCTGGTAATGCTACTGCATTAGGAACACCTGCCGCTTTTGTAGCTACAAACGCAACAGGATTACCATTATCTACAGGTATCACTGGAACATTATCCAGCGCTAATGGAGGAACAGGCGTAGCTGGAACACTGACGGGTGTTTTATATGGTAACGGAACAGATGCTTATTCTGTATCTACTACTGCTCAATTATTGACGGGTATGGGAGTTGCAAATACTACTACAAGTGGGTATTTATCATCAACTGATTGGAATACTTTTAATGGTAAAGGTTCTGGCACAGTTACAGGGGTTACAGGCACAGCACCAGTAGTTTCTTCAGGTGGCACTACTCCTGCCATTAGTATGAGTGCTGCAACTGCTGCAGTTAATGGTTATATGACATCTACTTATGCAAGTAAATTAGATGGAATAGCTGCTGGTGCAACTGCAAATACAGGAACAGTAACTTCTGTAGCAACAAGTGGTAATGTTAATGGTATTACATTAACAGGGGGAACAATTACCACAAGTGGTACAGTTACTTTAGGTGGTGCATTAAGTGGCGTAAATTTAACTTCTCAAGTTACTGGAACATTGCCACAAGCAAATGGCGGTACAGGAGCTACATCTTGTGGTATTTGTAGGGCTTGGGTAAATTTTGTAGGGTCATCAGGAGCAGTTAATGCTTCTTTTAATGTAAGTTCAGTAACTAGAACAGGAACAGGGCTGTACACTTTAAATTTTACAAGTGCTATATCAGATACATTATATGCAGTGAAAGGGAGTGGAACATGGGATTCATCAGCTCCTAATAGTATTCCTTTGTTTGGTACATATCAAGGGGCATCAAGAACAACAACAACTTGTCAAGTTAGCTGCAACAACTCCAGTTCACAAGCAAGATTTGATGGAGCGTTTCTTTTTGTCGCAATCTTCAGATAAGGAATAAAAATGCGAGTAATCATATTTATAAACGAAACAGGTAATGTTTCTGTCTGCTCACCAACAGGTGAACTTCCTATTGAAGAAGTATTAACTAAAGACTGCCCTGCTGGAGCAATTATTGTTGATGATTCAACTTTACCTGAAGAATATAACGAGTTTTTCAATGCGTGGGTTTTGAATGGTGCAGTTGTTTCTGTAGACTTTTCAAAAGCACAAGAAATCACTAAAGATAGGCTGCGAACAGAACGCACACCTTTGCTTCAAGCACTTGATGTAGTTCAACTTAGGAATTTGTCTGATCCTGTTGTACTAGCAGATATTGAAGCTAAAAAACAAGTATTACGAGATGCAACTAAACAAGTTGATAGCTTGACTACGCTTGACGAACTTAAAACAGTTCAGCTGCCTGTACTGAAAAATAATTAATGAGTAATATTTTAAACGGCAACGGGGAAAAATAAAACGTGTTTGGCACAACTACTTTTGCTGAAGTATCATTTACTGATATACCTGTAACTGGGGTAGCATATAGTTTAACTTGTTCAGCAGGAAGTTATGCTTTAACTGGTAATGCAGCAACTTTACTTGTAGGAAGAAAGTTACAAGGGTCTGCTGGAAGCTATACCTTAACTGGTAATGCAGCAACTTTACTTGTAGGAAGGAAGTTACAAGGGTCTGCTGGCAGTTATACCCTAACTGGTAATAACGCAACATTAAAAGTCGCACGGAAGTTTAGTGGAGCTGCTGGAAGCTATACCCTAACTGGTAATAACGCGGTATTAAAGTTTAATAGGATTTTAAACTGCTCTACTGGAGCATATGTATTTACCGGAGCATCGATTATAGAAACTGACGGTCATAAAATGATCGCAGTTGGAGGAAACTATAACGAAACAGGATATGATGCTACTTTAACATTTGCTAAGAGTTTTAGTTTAGGAAACGGCACATATTCATTTGTAGGGAATGACGCAACCTTATTCTATAGTAACAATGGAATTTTAACTGTTACTAAAGGCGGAATAGATAAGAAAAAGACGCAATCTAAAGTTTATAAAGATTCACGTCAAGAAGTTGAAGATGATATAGCTAAAGCCATAGCTAAAGTTACAGGTGAAGATAAAATATCTGAACCTATAATTGAAATTAAGGTTGATGAAGATAAAGCTATCGAAGAAGATCGAAAAGCTAAACTTCAAGAACAATTTTTAGAAGCTCAAGCCCAACTGCTTCAAGCTGAAATAGACCTTCTAATTCAAGCTGAATTAGATGATGAAGAATCACTCATGTTACTTTTATAGGTATAGACAATGGCAGGAACAGCACAAATAACAGGCGCTTCTAATGGAAACGCACCTCAATCAGCAGGAAATGACGGATCAATTTTGTGCGTAAGTACAAATAGTCCAAAACCTACTTTTAGGTATACTGCAATAGATATTACGCCTGTAGCAACAGCTACTGATGTTTTAGTTTTAAAAGGGTCTGCTACCAAAATAGTTAGGGTTACTAGAGCAAGTATATTAGGGTCTGCAACATCAGCAGCTATTTATGATTTATATCTGACTAAACGTACAACTGCTAATACTGGAGGCACTTCAACTGCTCCTACGCCTACATCTTCTGATTCCGCTGACGCAGCTGCTACAGCAACATTAGCATTATATACCGCTAACCCATCAGCTTTAGGTACGGGATCAACTTTAGAGGGTACTAAAGTTTATTTACCTGCAGGATCAGCTCCTGCTGGTTCAGGTACGATAAGAGATATTGTATTTGGAAATAGAAATGATAAAGCCCCTGTATTACGTGGTGTAGCTGAATCTATAGCATTTAATTTTGCTGGAGCTGCTGTCCCTACAGGAGCATCATTATATATGCTTATTGAATGGACAGAGGATACTATTTAATGCCTTTATATGAAATCAAATGTCGAGTTTGCGGAGAACATCAAGATATTTTTCGCAAATTAGCTGATTGGGATAATTTACCGGACTGCTGTGGCGAACCCACAAGTCGAGTTTTATCTGCTCCAGCGGTATTTGAAGATATAAAACCTTATAAATCTATGGTAACTGGTGAAATGATTACTAGCCGAAGCCAACATCGTAAGCATTTGATAACCCATAATGTACGCGAAGTTGGCAACGATAATCATACGCCTCAAGTTGACCATTTTGCAATCAAACGTAAAAAAGAAGCTTTACGTAAAGAAATAGCTGAAAAAATTAATTAATTAACTAAGGAAATTTATGAGTGACGATACAATGCTTGACGACTCAAGCCAAGTAGAATCTTCTGAAGTAGAAGAATCAACATCAACTGCTTCAACTGAGCCTGAAACGACCCATGATATAATAGGCAGGGAATTAGATAAATTAACCCCTGAAGAAACTGAAAAACCTGAAGAAAAAGCACCTGAAGAACCAAAACCAGTAGCATCTGAACGCTCACCGTGGAAATCATGGAAGGCTGAAGCAGCAAAAGTGCTGGAAAAGTTGCCTGAGGAAACGCAGAAGTATATAATCGAACGCGAAACTCAATTTCATAAAGGGATTGAGCAATATAAGGAAGCAGCCAACTATGCTAAAACCATAGATAGGGCTATATCCCCTTATAAAGATTACATGAGTAATTTGGGCGTGACACCTGACGTGGCATTTACCAATTTACTTAAAACTGAACATACGCTTAGAATGGGGTCATTCCAAGAAAAAGCGGAAATGTTGCAAAAATTAGCGCATGACTATCAGATTGATTTGAACGCTCTAGCCGGAGTGCCTTACGATCCTAACATGCACAACTTAAAAGCGCAGTTGGAATATACCCAAAGTCAACTGCAAGCCTCTAACAACTTTAGACAAAGCCAAGAGGATGTACAAATTCAGTCTACTATTGATGAATTTGCACAATCGCACGAACATTTTACAGACGTACAAGCTACGATGGCCGACCTGCTAGAACGTGGATTTGCAAACGATTTGGATGATGCTTATGCGAAAGCCATACGACTAGATGATAACGTATTTAATAAAACCATTGCTCAACAACAAGGTGGAGTTAATCGTCAACATTTAGAACAGGCAAATCAAGCAGCTCAGGCTGCAAAGGCCGCAGCCGTATCTGTAAAAGGCGCTCCTGCTGGAGTGACCCGTTCAGTTACACCTGCATCAACTGAAGATGCCGTTCGTCAAGCCATGCGCTTACACGGTTTATAATTTTTTAGAGGAATACTATTATGGCTTTCGCCAACAGTGCAATCAGCGATATTATCGCTACAACCATTGAATCCCGTACTAAATCGGCTCAAAACAACTTGTCTAACAACAACGCTTTATTGATGAGGTTGTCAGAGCGTGGGAATATCAAAACTATTTCTGGTGGTTCAACAATTTTACAAGAATTGTTCTATAACGACCCTAACACAAACTATGCAGCTTCATACTCCGGTTATGAAACTATTAATATTTCACCTGACAGTCCTATCAGTGCTGCTCAATTTAACTTAAAACACTATGCCGATGCAGTAACTATTTCAGGCCCTGAAATGTTACAAAACAGTGGTAAAGAGCAAATGATTGAATTGCTTGCAACTCGTGTTGAAATTGCTGAAGCTCGTTTACGCAACAAAATTGACACTGATTTACATGGCGATGGAACTGGTAATGCTGGTAAGAACTTAGTCGGTTTAGCTGCTATGATTAGCACTACTCCTACTACTGGTACTTACGGTGGTATTGATCGTGCTACTTGGGCTTTCTGGCGCAATGGTGCATACACTTCTACTGGGTTGGCTGGCACAGGCGCTACTGCTGCTAACATCCAAAACAGCATGAACACTGTAGCATTATCTGTTGTTCGTGGTACTGACCATGTTGACTTGATCTATGCTGGTTCAACTGCATACTCTGTTTATTTGTCATCTTTACAAGCTATTCAACGTATCACTGACGATAAATTAGGTGCAGCTGGTTTCAGTGCATTGAAATTCTATGGCGGTGCTGGTTCTGCTGACGTTGTACTGGGTGGTGGTATCGGTGGAAACCAAACTGCAACTCGTATGGACTTCATAAACACTAAATACGTTTATTTCCGTCCACACAAAGACCGCAACTTTGTTCCTATCGGTGGTGATCGCCAAGCGGTAAACCAAGATGCAATCGTTCGTTTAATTGGCTTCTCTGGCGCATTAACTTGCTCAGGCGCTCAATTCAACGCTACTTTCTCAACTCTGTAATCAGAAGGTTTAACTCAAATGGCTTATAAAATTACTGATCCTTTGATAGGCGCACAACCTATCGTAGTGACTGACACTGTTCAAAATCATCAACTTGGTACTATCGTCCGAGCTGAAGACCCTTCTTACGGTGCTGGTGAATTTATCTATCTAAAAGGCATTGCGTCTACAGCTGTAGGTTCAATGGTTGATTATGATAGCTATTTAGGCGTAACTGCTCTATCACCTGCTACTGGAGGTTTTGGCCCTGTTGCAGTCGCTATGTCAGCTAACGTTGCCAGCCAATACGGTTGGTATCAAATAGCTGGTGTTGCCGCTGTTAAAGCTCCAAACGCTATGGTTGTTGGCGCTGAAGTATTTTCTTTAGCTGCAACTCCAGGCTCTGTAGATGATGCTGCCGTCAACGGTGAGCAAATTCTTAACGCTAAAGTTAGTACTACAACTGGTACTCCTTCAACTGGATTGGCGTTGATTGAAATCAACCGTCCTTTCCATCAAGGTCAAGTAGTATAATCTGATGTAATATAGGGAGGGTTAAAACTAGCCCTCCTATTTTAACTCCTAAACGGGATGCTTTAAAAATGGCTGATGATATTAGTTATGTAGGTGATGTAGGTGGCGATGCGTATTTAGATGTATCGTTTTACGAAGGTATTTACGAAGGTAAAGAAGAAGATTTTATCAGAATCGGAGTACCAGGTGATAAATCCTTAACTATTGATACAATGGTTGAAGATTCACACAAACGGAGATTTGCAAGGCAATGGGACGCATATAAAGGACTAAAAGACATAAAAGGAACGCCAATGGTTGAATGGTTAGAAATATCCGAATCGTTGCGCCATGAATTAGCCTATCAAGGCTTCAGATTTATAGAACAAGTTGCAAGCGCACCGGATTCAGCTTTTGCTAGAATGATGGGGGGTATGCAATTAAGAACAAAAGCGCAAGCTTTTTTAAATAGAGGTAAAATTGATGCTGATGTTATAATTCAGCAACAAAACGACCAAATAGCAGAACTTCAAGAACAGATGAAGCTTTTGATGACTACAATGAACATCGAGAAGCCTAAACGCACTCGAAAAAGCATTGAAGCTACTGAAATTGATCCAGAAGTACCAATAGCATAGGAACATAATATGGCAACCCTTTTATCAAACGTTCAAGATGTCTGTTTAGAACTAGGGTTGGTTATCCCTAATGCGGTGGCTTCCTCCGCAGACCCTCAAGTGCTTCAAATAATGGCACTGATGAACCGAACTGGCGATACCCTATCAACTGATAGGGATTGGCAGACTTTGGCTTCAGAATATCGATTTGAAACAGTATATTACCAATATACGGGTGATGTAACGGCAGGATCAACAACAATTACTAACTTAAGTTCAGTAGTAGGACTATCTACTGAATTTATGGCGACTGGCACAGGTATTCAACAAGACAGTTTTTTAACTGCTGTGGGTACTACTACTGCTGAAATGTCTATCCCCTCTACTGAATCTGCTACCGGAATCACTATCACTTTTGGTCAAGCCAAATATGATATGCCCAGCGATTACGCTCGTATGGTAGATAAAACTCAGTACAATAAATCTAACCGATGGTCAATTATAGGCCCTAAAGATGCTCAGGAATGGCAATGGCTTAAAGCTAGTTATGTAACAACTGGCCCTCGTATGCGTTTCCGCATGATGGGGGATAAGTTTACATTATGGCCTATGCCAACTGCTACATTGGTTTTAGGGTTTGAATATGTGTCTAATGCATGGGTTTACGCAGCTGATGGAACGCTTAAAACTAAATATTCTGCTGATACTGATACCAGCCGATTTCCTGATAGAGTTTTAATATTAGGTACTAAACTCAAACTATTTGAAATTAAAGGGTTTGATACGACAGCCGTTCTTCAAGATTACACACGTGAATTAGATAAATGGAAAGCTTCTGAATCTGGTGCTGATACGTTGTCACTTGCTCCAAGATATCCAAACATTCTACTCACACAGAACAACCTACCTGATACTGGTTATGGCAACACTACTTCTTAGGAACTAATAAATGTTACAACCAAGAAGGCAAAATGCAAGAACAGTTACTGTAACCGCTCCTACAGGTGGGTGGAACGCTCGCGATCCTTTAGCGGAAATGAAACCGACTGATGCTGTTATTTTGGACAACTGGTTTTGTACGCCTACTGAATTAAGGACTCGTAAAGGTTATTCTGAATGGGCAACAGGCCTCGATGGGGATGTAACAACCTTAATTGATTATGATGCTCCAAGTGGTACAGAAAAGCTTTTTGCTACTACAAGTACAGGTAAACTTTACGATGTAACTTCGCAAGGCGCTGTAGGATCACCTATTATTACAGGCCTTTCTAGTGCTAGATGGCAACACGTTCAATTTGCTACTTCTGGAGGTTCGTTTCTTCTAGCCGTTAATGGTACTGATTATATGCGTATCTATGATGGTACGACATATTACACGGTTACAGGAGTGTCTACGCCTTATGCCATTACAGGTATTGCAACAACCAGTTTAATCGATGTTCACACGCATAAAAGACGTAATTGGTTCATACAAAAACAATCTTTAAAATGCTGGTACTTAGGCACCGATGCGATTGCTGGTGCAGCAACTGTATTTGATTTCGGGCCTATCTTTGAATTAGGTGGTTCGATTACTAAGATTGATACTTGGTCATTGGATGCCGGCTATGGCATGGATGATTATTTTGTCGTCATTACATCTTCAGGTCAAATAGCCGTTTACAAAGGTACTGATCCATCTAATGCTGCTGAATGGGCTTTAGTAGGGGTGTATTTAGTTGGTTCTCCTGTAGGTACACGTTGCACCTGTAAATATGGTGGCGACGTTATGTTTTTGAACAAGGATGGATTAATCCCTTTGTCAAAATCATTAATGTCTAGCCGTGTTAATACGCATTTAATGATTACTGATAAAATTCAGAATCAAATTGCCTCAGATACTACTTTATACAAAGATAATGCAAACTGGGATTTGCTTCTTTACCCTCCGCAAAATATGTTGTTGGTAAATATTCCGGTTAGTAGTACGGTTAGTTATCAGTATGTTATGAACACTATTTCAGGTGCATGGTCAAGATGGACTAACATTCCTGCTTATTGTTGGTATTTTGCCAATGAGAATTTATATTTTGGTACGGCTGGAAAAGTCTGTAAAGCGTGGGATACGCAAGCTGATAATGGTGTTCCCGTTGTTACTGATCTATTACCTGCTTTTAGCACTTTTGGGTTTGGAAACAGAATTAAACGCTGGACAATGGCATCGGTTTCAATGGGGTCAAATGGCGCATTTGCATATTCAACTTTATTAAATCTTGATTTTGATTTTATATCTTCAAGTGACGTACCTAATGCGGGTGTCGTATCTGACTCTACCGTTTGGGATACGGGGGTATGGGATACAGGTGTATGGGGTTCAGATAATATTTATCCCTTTAGGCAATGGAGTATGGCTAGTGGGTTAGGCTACTACGGATCGTATCGAATTAAAACATCAAGCGCTATTACCGATATACGTTATTATTCTACAACTTATGTATTTGAGCCTGGAAGCGTATTGTAATGGACGCAGTTAGATTAGCGCAGTTATTAAGACAATTGCCGGAAAATAATAATGAAGGTTACGATATGCAAGCGTATTTAGCTAAATATGGACAGCCTCAAGCACCTGCGCCTTATGCGTCTGCACAAGGTTCAGGGATGCACTTAACTGATGAATTTAAAATGCCTAACCATATTACCTTTAGTAGTGGGTCATCTTATTCAGCTCCCGATATACAAGGTGGACAATGGCAATCTGGCGGTAAAGATAGATGGAATTTTCAACCTTCAGAACTAAATTTACAAAATAGATCAGTTAAAGAGTTAAGTGATTATTTTGCTAATGAAGAACGTAAAAATACATTTATAACTTTACCCAATGGTCAGATAGTTGAAGGATCAAGATAATGCCAAGTAAAAGTGAAAAACAAAAACATTTTATGCAAGCCGCAGCTCATAATCCTGAATTTGCTAAAAAAGCGCATATCCCCCAATCAGTTGCTCAAGAATATGTATCTGCAGATAAAAGAAAATTAGCTGATGCAGTGCGTAAAAAATGATCCGTGTCTTTACGGATGACCAAGAACGTATAGGCGCTTGGTTTTGTGAAGTCAATGGAAATGAATATTCACCTATTGGGATGACATTTATTGGTTTGGAATCACACGGTGAAATTGTAGCTGCTACAGGATATAACTGCTTTAATGGTACAAGTATTCAAATGCACGTTGCTATTACCGGACGATTCAACAGAGAAGCTTTATGGTATGCGTTTCACTACCCGTTTATTGAGCTAGAAGTGAAAAAGATTATCGCTCCTGTACCCAGTACGAATACTAAAGCTTTACGATTAGACTACCATTTTGGATTTAAGTTAGAAGCCATTATAGAAGATGCAGCGCCTGATGGTGATCTTCATCTACTTACAATGACTAAAGAACAGTGTCGATATTTGAAATAAATATTGCAAACACGATTTATTTGATATACTAGCGTGAAATCTGGCGACCCAGTTTTTTATGCCGAACCCCATAGGACATTAAAACATGAGTCAACCTTCAGCTCCACCTGCTCCCGATTACGCAGCCGCAGCACAGCAAACATCTGCTGGAAATGCGTCCCAAGCTCAAGTAGCCCAATATGGGTCTATGACCAATCAGGTTACGCCTTATGGTAAAGTAGCCTATACGGCTCAAAATGTAGGAAAAACGCCTCAAGGTGATCCATTAAATCAATGGACTCAAACTGTGACGCTGAGTCCAGAACAACAAGCGTTATTCAATCAAAATCAAGATATTAATAAAAGTCTTGGTAATATTGCACAAACAGGTGTTGGATATGTTCAAAATGCGCTTGATAAACCTTTAGATTTTTCACAAAATCAACAACTTTATACCCCTGGTCAGCTTCAACAACAAGCCAGCGATGCAGCATATCAAAATGCAGCTCAGTATCTTGATCCTCAATTTAAGCAATCTAATGCTCAATTAGCTAATAGATTAGCTAATCAAGGCATTACTCAAGGTTCAGAAGCTTACAATAATGCTATGCTAAATGCGGGAAATGCACAACAGCAAGCCTATGAAAGCGCAAGAAACCAAGCCTATATACAAGGATTATCTGGCGGTCAACAACAGTATCAACAAGCATTAGGTACTCGTCAACAACAAATTGCCGAACAACAAGCTTTGCAACAAAACCCTTTGAACATGCTTAACGCTGTTCGTACAGGTTCACAAATGCAAGTAGCTCAGATGCCTCAAGTTGGGCAGTCTAATCCTGCTGCACTTCAAGCAGTAGCTGGCCCTGATATGTTAGGCGCTGCAACTGCTCAAGGTCAGTACAACATGAATACTTACAATCAACAAATGGCAAGCAATAACGCAATGATGGGAGGATTAATGCAACTTGGAGGTCAAGCTGGAGGTATGATGGGCGGGGCATTTTTGGGAGGGGGTAAATAATGGAAGTGCTAGGAGAAGATCAAAGAATGGCTTTGGCTGACTTATTAAGATCAGGCGCACCAAAAACGCCTCAATACGCTTCACCAAATATAGATTTAAGCGGTGCGTTTAAACAAGGTCAAGGGATAGGTAAAGGGTTAAGTAAACTAAGTGACGCTGGAGATGGTAGTATTTGGGAAGGCATGAAAAACAAAATGGGTGTTGGAAATCCTAATATCTATGCTGATAATTACCAAGCTGAGTTTGGTCAATATGACCCTGCTTTCAATGCTAATCCTACTGGAGCGGTAACTGCACCTGTAGGCCAAACACCTCCACAAACAGGCGTTCAAACAGGTGGGATGTATGGTGGTAGTCTTTCAGACCCTTATGCTGTAGCTGGTGTTAATCTTGATGGTAGCCGATACAGAGGAGCAGTAAGATAATGGCTAACTTATATGATGAAAAGATTTTAGGGACTAAGCAGAAGATTGCTTTAGCTCAAAAATTGCGTGAATCCGGTCAAGATATGCTTCAAGGGCAGATGATCGGTGACCGTTATGTAGCGCCTTCTTGGACTCAGCATTTAGCACAAGGGTTAAAACAAGGTCTTGGAATTTACGGAGAAATGAAAGGTCAAGAGGAGCTTAAAAATCTTGAAACCCAACGTTTAAAAGAGGTTATTGCAGCTAAACAAGGTTTAGGTATTCCAGCAACTCAGCAAGAGCTTGAAGCAGCAGGTACGCCTGCACAATCACCTTCAATTTGGAAACGTGCAGGAGCATTATTTACTGGTGAAGCTCAACCTCAAGGCACACCTGCTGTACCGATGCAACAACCGCCAGTAGCTAATTTTGAAACATTGACTCCCGCACAACAAGCTATGGCTATGTCTAATGCAGCAGGTATCATTCCAACTGAAGCTGCCGCATACATGGCGATTAAAGAGCATCAAGCAACTAGAGATGCAACAAAGCAGAAGTTAATTGATGAAGCTGCTTTAAAACGTGAATTACAAACTGAAAAACTAGACGTACAAAGACAAATAGCTGCAGATAGATTAGAAACTGAGCGCGCTATTCAAGCAATGATTCAAGCTAATAAACCTCCTGAAATGCCTGTAGCTATTATGGGGCCAAATGGACAGCCTATTAATGTAACTAGGGAAGAATCTTTCGGAAAAGTCCCATTTAATGCATTAACCACTGTATCTCCTCAACAGCAACAAAAAATGAATGTTGACGCGGGTGAAGAAGCTAATACTGCGTCAGCGCTCTTTAGTAAAGTAAAAGAAATTCAAAAAGCTTCTCATGAGTTAAAAACTTCACCTGGGTTACCTGGGATTTCAGGGTATCGAGGAATATTACCTAATCTTCCTGAAAGTGAAGCTTCAGAAGCCCAGAATAAATACGATAGCCTTATGGGTAAAATAACATCTTTAGGGAAAGATGTGGCCGCATCATCTGGCGCAGTAGGTAATATGGCGGTTCAAGAATGGGGTATTCTTAGAGATACAATAGCTAAAATTGACCCTGTAAAATTAGGCACAAAAAAGACTATAGAAGCTTTAGATGAAGTAGATGCGTCATTAAACCGTTTAGGTAGTAGAACGCAACAAGCCTATGAGCGTACATATCAGCCTGTTATTGAACAAGACCCTAAAAGATTTGGTTTAAAATTTCAACCTTATCAGCCTCAAACAACTAATGTAAATGATGTACAACCCCCAGCGCCTGAAGTTAATCAAGCGCCTAAACCTACTGTATCAGGTTGGTAACAATGGCAAATGTAACAGTTACTCTAGGCGATAATTCTCAGCATATTTATGAAAATGTGCCTGAAGGGATAACTCCTGAACAAGTGCATGAAAGAGCAGTTAAAGAATTTAATATGCCTGTATTGCATATAGCTAAAGATACGGTTGAACAAGTGCATGGAAGAGAAGCTAAAGAATTTAATAAGCCTGTATTGCATATAGCTAAAGATACGGTTGAAGAAAACCCAATAGTTTCTTATGGTAAAGAAGTTTTAGGTAATGTCAGTAATTTGTATGCCGGAATTGCTAAAGGTGCTGTTCGGCCATTGCAAATGATAGGCGAACATATAGCGCCTGAAACTACTGAAAATGTATCGCAATACGCCAAAAATAAACTGGTTAATGCAGGGTTTAATCCTGAATCTACTGCTTATAACGTAGGTACTTTAGCAGGTGAAACTGCTATTACTGCACCTGTCGCTGGTATATTAGGCTCAACGGCTAAAGTGCTTGGCGCAGCACCTAAAGTAGTAAATTTACTTCGTACAGGCGGTATGACGGGTGATATAGGTTCAAATGCGATAGCAAATTTCGCTGCTCGTACAGGAGCAGGTGCAATAACTGGTGCAGCTAGTGAAGCAATGCTTCATCCAGAAGATGTTAAAAATGCCGCTGAAATAGGTGCGGTTATGCCTACTGTTGGTAAGTTAGTAAAAGGGTTACATAGATTTGTAAGAGGCGCAGAACAAACACCTGTAGATATTGAGGCTATAAAAAAAGCTAAATCTTTAGGTTTAGTTATCCCTCCTGCTACAGCTAAACAATCTATTGGAAATGAAATAATTGAAGGTTTAGGAGGAAAAACTCCAATATCCCAAATTATCAGTAAACAAAATCAACCTGTGTTTAATGCGTTGGCGGCTAAGGCGATAAATCTTCCTGAAGGCACTAAACTTGATTTTGATACACTTAGCGCGGTTCGAAATGAAGCTGGTAAAGCTTATTCAGCTATAGGAGATGTAGGGATTATAAAACCCAAAGCGGAATATGTAGCTAAACTTGATAAAATTGCAGAACCATTTTTAAAATCTGCACAAGGTTTTCCTGGCGCACCTCCTAGTCCAGTTATTGATTTAATTGAATCTTTAAAATCGCCAGCTTTTGATTCATCTGCTGCAATAGCAAAGATTAAACAGTTAAGAACTGCGGCTGATGACGCGTTTAGAACAAATAACACAGATGTAGCAAAAGCTTCTAAAGCTGCTGCACGGGCCTTAGAAGACGCTGTAGAAACTCATTTGCAAGATATAAATGCGCCTGAATTATTAGATAAATTTAAACAAGCGCGAGAAATGATTGCGCGGACATATGATATTGAAAAAACACTTGCTGGTGATACTGGAAATGTGTCAGCTAAAAAATTTGCAGATTTATTAAAACGAAAACGTCCTATATCTGGAGAACTTAAAGATATTGCATCTTTTGCATCAATGTTTCCTAAAGCTTCTCAAGAGGCTAGTACAATAGGTAGTATACCTACTATTTCTTTAAGAGATGTAGGCGTTGGAGGATTACTTTCTTTGGCATCAGGGCAACCTCTTTTATGGGCTTCAGCATTAGCTAAACCTGCTGCAAGAGCTTTAGCTTCAACGCCAATAATACAAAGGAATTTAGTTCAAAAACCACCTTTGCCTTTGGATAAAATAGCGCCTACTGCTGCTAGAGCATCAACTTTAGCTTTAGCTAATCAATTACGCAACAATAAGGAATAACGATGCCCTATGTAATTGATCTAGCTCTACGTTTTCCTGATTTTATACGGCTTATTTGGCTTTGGTGTAAGCCATATTCTTTAGCTATTAGTGATTGTGGGCGTGTATCTGATAGAATAGCTAAAGCTTGTAATTCTGAAATTTTAGATAAATGTGATTCATCGCCTGTAGTTCGTCTATGTTTAGCATACGCGTCTAAAAGATTATCGCCTCTAGTTCCTAAAGATAGATGTGCGGGGTTTACACATTTTGGATTATCGCAAGAGTGCATGACTACTTTCAACGCATCGTTAATTTTACCGTTGTGTAGTTCGTAAGAATACCTATGCGCCCTTACTTTTTTATCGTTTGCAAGATTGAATATGCCATAGCCATCTTTTCTTTTAGAGGCTATCCAATCCCAGCAACCGTTTTCAGAAATTACATATTTTAAATGAAACGCTTTCTCAGGAGTTATAAAAGCATGATTAGCCAAATTATTTTTACGCCTTTCGATAGTGTAACAAGGTCTACACAAAAGCCTAGCAATTATTGGAGCGCTACCGCAGATAACGCATTTGATGGAATCGTCTACTTTATAACCCATAAATTAAAACCCTTTAATGAATTTAAAACTTCATTATATGCCTTTGTGATGGGGGTGTAAAGTGCCGTACAATGGATCGGGGACATTCACCCTTCCGGCTGGCAATCCTGTTGTTACCGGAACAACAATATCGTCAGTTACGACTAACAACACCAATAACGACATCGCTAATGGTTTGTCTAATGCGGTTACTCGAAATGGTCAATCACCGCCAACGGCTAACTTGCCGATGGGTAACTTTAAACTTACTGGGCTTGCGGCTGGAACTGTAGCCGGAGATTCAGCGCGATATGATGAATTAATACTTAAAGCCGATTTAATTTCACCAGTCTTAGTCACCCCAAATTTAGGAACACCCTCTGCTGGAGTGCTAACTAATTGTACGGGTACAGCGGCAGGGCTTTCTATTGGAGGTAATGCGGCTACAGTAACTACTAATGCTAATCTTACTGGGGCTGTAACTTCTGTAGGTAATGTTAGTTCTCTAGGGTCTTTTACTTCTGCACAATTAGCAACTGCTTTAACAAATGAAACAGGTACTGGGTCTGCTGTATTTGCAACTTCGCCTACTTTAACTTCGCCTACTTTAACTTCGCCTACTTTAACTTCGCCTGTTATAGCTGGAACTCCAACAGGTGTAGGAGTTTTAACTTCAGGTACAGCCCAAGCTTCAACATCAGGTACATCAATAACTTTTACAGGAATCCCATCTTGGGTTAAACGTGTGACTGTAATGTTTAGTGGGGTTAGTACAAATGGAACAAACCCATTACAAATTCAAGTGGGAGTAGGGTCTATACAAACGACAGGATATGTTTCTCAAGCGTCATCTATAGGAGCTGGGGTAGGCACTAATAGTAGCACCGTAGGGTTTATTTTAACTCAAAGCACAGCTATTGGTGATTTAGCTTCTGGGGCAATACAACTATGTTTACAAAGTAGTACATCTATTGTAGCTACAGGAGGGTTAAATAAAGCCGGAGCTGGTGCTTTAGGTGTAAACTCTGGTTTATGCACTGTTTCAGGATCAATAGATCAACTACGAATCATAGGTAGTACCACTGGATCGCCTACAGACACTTTTGATGCTGGTTCTATTAACATAATGTACGAGTAAGGATAATGATAAATTGGTCAGAAGCTTCAACTAAACGTGGTCTAATTTGGGTATCTACAGCTATCGCAGGCTCTGTATTTATATTCTTAGGTAAACCTATAGATCAGTTGTTATTACTGGCTAGTGGGGTTGCTGGCGGTCTTGGTGTTATGTTAAAAGACTAATGCCTTATATTTTTATTATTATTTTTATTGTTGGATTTGCTTCTGGATACTTTACATCTCATAAAATAGATAAAGCAGAGATAGTCCAAATGGCAAATAGCATTGCCATGCAAAATCGAGAAGCTGAATTGATCTTAGCTACTCTTACTGAAGAAGCTGATAAAGCCAACGCAAAGGCTTTACAGCTTAATAAAGAACTGGAGGACGCAAATGAATCAGCTATTAAAGCTATTAATACTCAGCGTGATTCTTTTAAGTCTAAGCGCATGTACGACAACGGCAGGAAAGGTAGTAGTTGCACCGCAGCCAAAGTTGGTGATTCCAGCACCGCTGCTAAAACCGATGAAAATAGATACGAACTTTCAGATGAACTTACAGAATTTCTCAAGTCTGAAGCCTACAGAGCAGACCAAGTAGCAGAGTATGCTAAAATATGTCAAAAGTTTATAATAGGATTAAATCGTGACAGACCTTAACTGCCGAGTGGCTAAAGTAGAGCAGAAGATTGAGGGGCTTACCCAAGAACTTCATAAAGAGCTGGAAGATTCGCGCAGACGCTCTGACCGTATATTTCTGGCATTAGAAACGCTCCAAAAAGATGCTAATAACAACAAAGGTTTTTTTGGGGGTGTAGTTTTTAGCGTTTCAGCTATATTTGCATTTATAGTTTACATAACGTCCAAAGGATAAAGATGGAACATTTAATATCATTACTGTTTTTAGCGCGTGATTTAGCACATCGAGAACACTTAAAAACTAAATCGTTTGCACAGCACATGGCACTAGGTAGCTTCTATGACGCTATTGTTGAGAACGCAGATGCAATCGCTGAAGCGTATCAAGGTCAATATGGCTTGATGAAGAACATTGAAATTCTTGGCTACACCGATAGCAAAGAAATCATTATCGAATTGCAAGCGCAAGTGAAGTGGATCAAAGACAACCGTTATAAAGTATGTGATAAAGAAGATACTGCAATTCAGAATCTGATTGATACAGCCGTTGAAACGTACCTATCTACACTTTACAAATTACGGTTCTTGAGTTGATGTCGGCATTAGAAATATTGCTTAAGTTGGTTAGAGATAGTGAAGGGTGCAAATTAACTGCATACCAATGCCCTGCAGGGATATGGACAATCGGGTGGGGGCAAACTAAAGGCATCAAGCAAGGCATGACTTGGACGCAAAACCAAGCCGATGAAGATTTGATAAAAACCGCATTAGAAGTGCTTAACAGAGCGATAAAGTATTCACCTATACTAGCGACTGCTAACATGGAAAAACAAGCCGCAATCGCTGATTTTATCTATAATTTGGGCGTTGGTAACTACGCTACTTCAACACTAAAAAAGAAAGTCGATGTCGGTGATTGGGTGTCCGCAGCGTCTGAAATCAAACGCTGGGATAAAGCCGCAGGGAAAGTGCTAAAAGGACTTACTGTTCGTAGAGAGAAGGAAGCGGCTCTACTGTTGGAGTAGACGCATACGGGGTATTCGGACTTTGATTGCTCAACTTCGATCCGTACTGCGAATAAGGATTATTGATACTGGTGTTAGAAAACTCCGATCCGTATTGCGATAAGGGATTGCTGATTGAATTGATTGCCATTGGATTAGCAGTCATTTCACCAAGATACGTTCCATCGGGGGCATATAAAGATGCCGAAAATGCGTCTTTAAAATTAAACATTAGCGATATAATAAGCAAAACCATTAAAAATAGGCTCATTAATCGTGATTTATACAATTTTTGTTCGATTTCTTCACAGTTATAGAATATCATTGTTGCTCTCCGAATAGTTGATTGCGCTCCCTTGCCATCCTCAAGGTGCAAAAACGTTGATGTAGCCGTATCATAACCATCGCACGTCTAGCACCTGTTTTTTCTTCCTCAAGAAGTTTAAGGACTTCTTCTTCATTCATACCT